GCAGTTAAAGCCCAGGCTCGCAATCGTCTTATCTCAGGAACCGCTTCTCTTAAGCCGGGGCTTGCAATTGCTTCCACAGTTGAAGAGCTTCTCGAAAGCGGTGGCAATAAGGGCGATGCTCTTGCGGCAGTCCGGGAATTCTTGGCAGCATTCAAGGCATGGCTACCTAAGACGGGCAAGAGTGAGAAAGTTCAGGCAGCAGTCTATGAGCTTGCTCGCAATCGTGCTTCAGTTGCTATGCAACCGGATGATAAGAAGGCCAAATTCTCTAACTACTTGGCAGACTTTGCAGACACTTTGAATGAAGAACAGGCTGCACGCTTTAGTCGTCCTCTTCTCGCTTTGAATGATGCTTGCGAAGCTGGCGATGCACTAGATGACATGTAATAGTTAAGAGAAATAAAGAACAACAAGCCCCTTAATTGGGGCTTTTTCTTGTCTATAAAAAAGATAGGGGGAGTAGGGCTTTTTTTTAGATTCGGGCGCGCGAGGATTTATCAATAACCTCTAAAAAATTTTCCTAATCTTTTTACTTTATATTCTAAAAAATTTTCCTAAACTTTTCCCAAAATTCCCTCTTATTGCTTGACTTCTATTTCTCTATAAGCTATTATCAAGTAAAGTAGGAAAGGAGAAAAAATAATGAACATAACCCGAATTGCAACTCTTCTAGCTTCTGGTTTGAAGCCCGCGAACGTAGCTTCTATCGTTGGTTGTTCTCCTGCCCGAATTTCTCAGCTAGCTAAAGAATCAGAAGAATTCCGAAATCTCCTAGCCTTAAAAGAAGCAGAAGCCCAAAAGGATGATATAGAAGAGACTGCCTTAAGTACCAAATACCACGCAGCAGAACACGCTTTACTAGATCAAGTCCTTAGCATGGCTCCTGTATCAGAACTTAGAGATGTAGTTGGTGCTTTGCGCGTTGTAGCAGAGAGGCAAGAAAAAGTAAAGACCCGCCTTAATCCTATTGTACAATCCCAACCTATTATAAATCAAATAGTCCAAATCAATATACCAAGTCATGCCCTTCCAGAAGTTGTCCTTACTAAAGACTATGAGGTGGTATCAGTAGATAACTTGAATCTAGCTCCACTAACTTCCCAGGGAGTTACGAACTTATTCAAGAATTTGAAGGAGAAAGAAAATGAGCAAAGAAGAATTTCTGCAGAAACAGAAAGACCTATTGAAGAAGTTATTTCCATTCCAGAAGAAGTAGAAATCTAAGAACCTCCGAGCGGTAGCGAGGTCTTCCGGCCAACCTCCCTTAAAAGAGTGAGATCTATGTAATGAATTCTTAGGACTATAATATAAAAATGGATAACTCCCAGATATCAGTCTCCTTATCTGAAGCATATGAGAGGGGAAGAGCAGATATAAACTTCTTTGCAGCCCTATGTATCCCAGAAGTTTGTGTCTTTACTCTTCCTCCCTTTTATGTTGCAGTCTGGACTTTACTTATAACCCGAAACCTAGAAGATACAGATAAACTCTTAAGATTCGCTCTCGGGCTTCCCCGCGGCCACGCTAAGACTACCTTCATTAAGATTCTAATTGCTTGGCTCATAGTTTATGACAAAGCCAAATTCATTCTCATAGTCTGTTCTAACTCAGATCTTGCAGAACTTCTCTTAGCAGATATTCATGATATTCTTTCTTCTTCTAATATAACTTCTATCTACGGAGATTGGGGTAATTCTCTAGCAATTGATTCTGCAGATACTAAGAAAGCCGCCTATCATGGGAGATCAGTGTCTCTTGTAGCTAGAGGCTGGTCAGCTGGTATTCGAGGCTTGAACTTACAGAATGAAAGACCTGATTTAATCTTCTGTGATGACGTTCAAACTAGAAAGAATGATGAATCTCCTACAGAAAGACAGAATCTTCTAAATGAATTAGTAGGTACAGTCTTTAAAGCTATTACTCCTAGAGGATTAAGAACCATAATCTATGTAGGGAATATGTATTCTGAAGAATGCTTACTTAATAAATTCAAAAAGTCTTCTTCTTGGATTTCTATGGTAACAGGTGCTATACTAGAGAATGGACAACCTCTATGGCCTGAGCTTTTCTCTCTTAAAGATCTCATGGAATCTTATTATCATGATGAAGCTCTAGGACTAGCTCATGTATGGTTTGCGGAGATAATGAATGATCCTAAGAATATCGCTCTTTCTCTACTTCCGCATCCCATACCTGATTCAGACCTTGATCTGGAAGATCTACAAGATCCTGATGGGGCTTTCTTAACAATTGACCCAGCAGGTTTTAGAAAGACTTCTGATGATAATGTAATAGCTGTTCATATAAAATATGATAATAAAGGTTATGTAGTAGAAACTATCAAGGGAATCTTAGACCCTGCAGAATTAATTGAGAAAGCTATAGCTCTTGCTATCAAATGGAACTGCTGTCTGATAGGTGTAGAAGATACAGGCTATCAGCAAACTTTAGGATTCTGGCTCTCCTTCTACATAAAGAAGTACAACATTACAGGTTTAACTGTAGTACCTCTCAAACCTCATGGTAGAAGTAAAGAGTCCAGAATCCGCCTTTTTATTGCAGAACTCTATAAGCAAAGTTATTATCTAACTGATCCTGCTACTAGAAGAGATTATGTATGGCAAGCCTCTCTCTACAAAGTGGGTAAGAATGATAATAAAGATGATCTCTTAGATGCTATTGCTTATGGATTAGATGTAAGAAATGAATACTGGCATCTTATTCATACTTTAAACAAAAGAATAACAATAGATCATAACAAGTGTTCAGTTATATCAAACAATACCCCTTTCTAATTAACCCTAATTAGTTCTAATTAAGGAATCAAAATGGCAACTCAAACTCCTATTACTCCTAAAGAACCTTCTGTTAACATTCCTAAGCCGGCAGCTCAGGCTTCTATTATTGAGTATTCTCAACGGATCTTAACAGAGCATAAGAAATTCGGTGACTACTTTACAAAGATGGAAGCAGTAGATCAAGCCTATGCTAGGTATCAAACTAATGTTGATCCTCATACTGGAGTAGTAACAGGCCAAGGCATTGATGCTGCCACAGTTCCTGTAGGAGTTATGAACCTTCCTTCTACTGTTCCCCCTGTTGTAGTATCTCAGGTAGATAGTATGGTAGGTTACTTAGCAGAAGTCTTCCTCTCGGGGGTTCCTCTTTTTCCAATTGTCTCTAATCCTTCCAATAAAGAAGATGCAGAAAAGTTAGAATCCTTAATAGATGATCATGCTACTCTAGGTGGTTATGCTCGTCAGCTTCTCATGTTCTTACGGGATGGAGTTAAATATAATATCTCAGCCCTCGAAGCTGACTGGACTTCTATTTCTCAGTATTCCTTATTAGATGATTTCCTTCAAAAGAATAACAAACAGAAGTTAAGTAAGGAAGTTAAGAAGTTCACAAAACTTAAGCGCCTTGATCCTTATAATACAGTCTGGGATCATAATGTATCTCCGGGGGATGTCTCCTCAGAGGGTGATTATGCAGGCTATGTGGAAGTCCTCTCAAGAACTAAACTTAAGAGATTTCTTACTCGCCTTTCTAATGAAGGTAAAGCCTTTAATGTAAGGGAAGCTCTCGCAAGTTCTGATAAGGTAAATAACGCAGAGAATCTCTCTAATTATAGAATTCATCCAGAAGTATCTAATTACGTCTCAGCCAGAAAGCCTATAGATGGTATGAACTGGTATGAGTATATGACAGGAGCTAAAGAGCCTAAAGAGATTAAGACAGGCAACTTTGAGAAGTTCACATTCTATGCTCGTATCATGCCGGGGGAATTCCTTCTAAATGGTCCAGAAGCTAAGACTCCTCAGATTTGGAAGTTCGTAGTTATCAATAATACAATCTTAGTTCAAGCAGAAAGGATTATCTCAGCTTATGATTACTTACCTATCCTCTTAGGTCAACCGCTTGAAGACGGCCTTGGCTATCAAACTCAGTCTATTGCGGAGTCTAACATTCCGTTTCAAACTGCTGCTTCTACTTTGTTTAATATTCGCTTTAACGCAGCTCGCCGCGCTGTGTCTGATCGTGCGCTATATGACTC